ACCGCCCCCACCGGCCCTCGTAAAAACGCATCATGGGGCTCCGGTGGCTACCAAGGCGCCGCCTATACCACGCACCGCGCCATCATCCACGCCCCCGTCACCGACTCCCGCCGCGAAGTCACCACCTACACCCGCACCGAGTTGGTTCGGCGCGCGCGCTTTCTTTATAAAAACATCGGCATGATCCGCGGCGTGGGCAAATCCATCGTCGATCACGCCGTTGGTTCGGGTATTTATCCCATCCCCAACACCAGCGACGACGCCTGGAACGAAGCCGCATGGAACTACTTTTGGGAAGTCGCCAAAATCGCCGACGTCTCCGGCAAACTCACCTTCTGGGAACTTCAACGCGCCCGCACCAAAGCCAAATTTGTCGACGGCGAATTCTTTACCCTCCTCACCAAAAGCGCCACCGGCTGGCCCCAGTTCCAATCCATCCGCGCCCACAACTGCGGCAACTACGACCTCGACGACGCCGCCGGCTGGGTCGATGGCGTCCGGTTAGACACCGTTAACCGCGCCCGCGCCTACCGCTTCCGCCTCGCCGAAGACAAGACCGCCACCATCGACGCCGGCTCCATCGTCCACTCATGGCTCGTCGAAGAACCCGACCAAGTCCGCGGCGTCACCCCCCTCGCTCACGCCGTCAACAACCTGCAGGATATCCTCGAAACCCTAGGCTTCGAAAAAGGTTCGATCAAGAATCTCTCCCGCACCGGCTACGTGATTACGACCGAAAGCGGTGAAGATGAAGAAGAACCCGGCGAACACTTCACCGGCGGCCCCGCCGCCCCCGCCACCAGCGGCGAAGACGAAGGCCTCCTCCAAAACCTCGAGCAAATCTTCGGCAACGAAACCCGCCGCCTGAAAATCGGCGAAAAACTCGAAGCCTTCCGCAGCGACCGCCCCTCGCCCACCTTCACCGGCTTCCTCGACTACCTCGGGCGCGACGTCACCGCCGGCACCGGCCACCCCTACGAATTCGCCTGGAACCCCCAGGCCCTCGCCGGCCCTGCCGTCCGCTTCATCCTCAACAAAGCCCGCAACTCCGCCCTCGAATGGCGCCAAAACGAGATCCAAGACTCGATCCCGTTTTATACCTACGCCATCGCCACCGCCATCTCCCGCGGCGATCTCCCGCCCAACAAAGAATGGTGGAAGGCCGAATGGTTAGCGGGCGCCGAAGACCCCACGATCGACAACGGCCGCGACTCCGCCGCCAACATCAACGACCTCAAGGCCGGCCTGACGAACTTCATGCGCTACTATGCCAGCCGCGGCCTCTGGTGGAAAACCGAACTCAAGCAAAAGGCCAAAGAGGCGGCCTACCTCGATCAGTTGGCAAAAGAAAACGGCATCAGCGTCGACCGCATCCACCAACTCGCCCCCAACAACACCGGCCAAGCCACCACCTCCGACCCCTCCGCTGGCCTCGAGGTCCCTCCCGCCACCCCCTGATTCACTTGTCATCTATTAAATGACATAACAACTCGCCACCGCCAACACCGATCCAACCACTTAATGCCCGCGTCGACGCAGCCGAACCGGCTGCGCAGATAAACGGGTCCATGACCCCATGAGCTACGCCCACATCGCCAATAAAGTCCTCCACGCCAAGTGGGCCATCACGCCCGCCATGCTCGGCAGTATCCTCTCCGTTCTCCATTCGCGAATGGCGCACGACCACCTCAGCCCCGAAGCCGCCAAGGCCTTCACCGCTCACAGCCCCGACCGCCGCTTCGCCGTCTCCAAGTATTCCGCCACCACGGGCCTCGAGCTACCAGACGCTCCGGCGAATGACGTGGCGCCAGCGAGCGCCACGCAGACCGCCCCCACCACGGCAGTGGTGTTTGCTTCTGGCATCCTCGGTAAACATCTCTCCTCGATGGAAGAAATGTGTGCGGGCGGCCTCAGCGTCGACCGCCTCACCCTCGCCCTCGAGGAAGCCGCTGCCGATCCCTCGATTAAAAACATTGTCCTCTGGTTGGATACGCCCGGTGGTGTGGTCACCGGCATTCCCGAGACCCGTGATCTCGTCGCAAAGATTCGCGAGACCAAAACTATTGTCGCCTACTGCGACTCCCTCTGTGCCTCCGCCGGCTACTGGATCGCCAGCGCCTGCGATTACATCTACTGCACCCGCTCGGCCGACCTCGGCTCGATCGGTGTTTATTCCGCGCTGCTCGACGTCTCCGCCATGTACGCCGCCGCCGGCGTCAAGGTCGAGCTCTTCAAAGACGGCATCTACAAAGCCGCCGGCTTCCCCGGCACTACTCTCACCGACGAACAACGCGCCGAAATCCTGCAAAGCGTGCTCGATACCTCCACCGCCTTCAAAGCCGACGTCACCGAAGCCCGCCCGCAGGTGAAAGCCGCGACCATGGAAGGCCAGTGCCTCACCGGCGCCGATGCCGTCAAAGCCGGTCTGGCCGATGCCCTCGTCGGCTCCCTCGCCGAAGTCCTCGCCGACCTCGCCGCCCTCAAAACCTAACCACCCGCTCCCGACGTGGCGCCAACGAGCGCCACGCCAAATGCCTCCATGGCAAATGGCGCAAAGTATAAACCACGCACCTCAGTAATCATCCACTCCGGTTTTTTCCTGAGTTCCTGAGTTCCAAATTAATCCTTCCCCCTCCCATGTTCGGAAATAAACTCGCTGCCGCCGAAGCCAAACTCGCCACCCACGCCGTCCTCCTTGCGGGAATCGCGAGCGCCCTCGGCCTTAAACCTGAAGAGCTCACCTTCGAAGCCTTCACCGCTGCCCAGCTCGGCGCCAGCCAGGCCTCCGCCGAAGCCGCTACCAGTATTCAGCTCCTGAATACCGAAGTCACCGGCCTCAAGGCCAGCTCCACCGCCGTCGCCGCCGGCCTCAAAGCCGCCGGCCTCGAGCTCCCCGCCGAGCTCACGCCCGAGTCGGTCAAAGCCGCGCTCGAGGCCCACACCGTCAAAGCCGCCGCTACCCAAGTCGCCCAGTCCGGCCACGAACCGCTCGCCCTCGCGCCCGAGTCTGTCGGCGTCAAAACCAAAGCGGAACTCCGCGCTGAGTTCGAGGCCCTTACCGATCCTCAAGTTCGCGCTGCTTTCTACGCCCAGAACAAGGCCAAGCTCCTCAACTGATTCTCTCTTCTCTGAACCAACCCGTCCTCCTAATCCACCCAACGTCCCTGACCTCCTCCCATGTCTAATTCACTCGGCACCCTCGCCGGCTCCCTCATCCTTCAGCGTGCGCTTGAAATGACTTTCACCAAGCGCCCTCTGCTCCGTAACATTTCGCTCGGTCTGAAAGACCTCGATACCGGCGTGGCCGAAGCGGCCCAGCTCAACCAATCGGTCATCACTCGCATCAAATCGTCGCTTGCCGTCAATTCCTTCGGCACCGGCGCGCAGAACTACACCACGACCGATGTCCCGGTCTCCCTCACGCTCGAGAAGGAAGTTCACGTCGCCTTCACCCGCGTCGAAGTCAACTCGACCGAACGCAACCTGATCGACGAGGCCGCCGAACCCATTGCCATCGCTATCGCCAACAGCTTTGTCGATTCCGTTGCCGCCCTCTGGATCGCATCCAATTTCACCAACTCAAGCACGGTCGCGAGCGGCTGGAGCTACGCCAACACCCTTCTGGTCCTTCGCGCTGCCGCCAATGGCCGTGGCTGGTCCGATTTTGGCCGTTTCTTCTGCCATTCTACCGCGGTCAGCACGGCCCTCCTGAATGACTCCCTGATCGTAGCCGAGTCAAACAACGCCCAGAACGCGAACGCCATCCAGCGCGGCGAGTTGCCGGTCGTATCCGGCTTTGCTCTGGCTGAGTATCCGGCGATTCCCAGCACCGGCAACATGGTCGGCTTCGCCGGCACGCCCGACAGCACCATCCTCGCTGTTCGCCCGCACCGCGATCCGCAGACGGTCATCCCTGGCCTCAACTTCCCCGGCAATTTCGGTTACATCACCGAACCCAAGTCCGGCCTCACCCTCTCGGTCACCCAGTGGATCGATGCCTCCACGCTCGCCGTCAACAGCCGTATCTCGTGGCTGCAGGGCAGCGCGGTCGGCAACGCCAACAACGGTCAGATCCTCAAGACCGCATAAGGTTGTTCCCCCTCCGGGTCGTTCTTCCCGGTTAACGTACACCCCGCCGCAGGCTCAAACCTGCGGTGGGTTTTAATCATAACCAACGCACACACCACCATGGATCGCCCCATTATCGTCCTCACCCAGGCGCCCGGCCAAGCGCTCGCCCTCGCCTATCTCGGCACCGATTACGCCGTCGCTGAAAAGGTCTTCGAAAAAGAGTCGCAAAATCAGGCCAACGAATCGGCTGCCATCTACTACTACCCGGCCCCCCGTCTCACTTCTACGCCGGCCTCCAACGCCGTCGTCGCCGCCCTTTCCAAAGCCTGCCAGCGCGATCCCCAAAAAGATCGCATCTACGCCGAGGCCAAAGTCGCGGCGCGTAACCGCCTGACCGATGAAGCCAAGGCCAAGATCGAAGTCGCCGCCATCGCCGAAGCCGAAGCCGCCGTAGCTGCCAGTGAAGTCGCTGGCCAAGCCATCGCCCGCATCGTCGCCCAGTCTTCCACCCCGGAAGCCGCTCAAAGCGCGGTCGTCTCCGAAGTCCTTTCCGCCGTCGAAACCGCCCAGCAACGCGCCGACCGCGAAGCCGAACCCGCCGAACCAATTGTCAGCGCCCCGCCCTCCGCCGAATCTTCTGCTGAAGAACTCGACGAGAGCGCCCAAACCTTTGCCCCTCCGCCAAGGCGCAAACGATAACTGTGTGTGTCGCTCAACCCGGCCGGGCCGACCGCCCTCGGCCCGGCCGGTGTAAGCGCCCACCAACTTTCTCACCATGACGCCCGCCCAGCAATTTCACCTCACCGCTTTCCGGCAGACCTGCCGGCATAGCGGCGTGGAATTCACGGTCGGCGCCTCCGCCTTCACTGGGGTAAAATCGCGCCGCAAGCCGACGGGCGCTCCGCCCCAGCCCAATACCGGCACCGATGCCCCCGAACGCATCACCGGCGCCCTCGAGGATTTTGTCGTCGAAGACCTCCCCACTCAAGGCGCCATGATTCTGGCCGCTGGTTATGCTTACCGCATCGTCACGGTCGATCCCGTCGAGCCCCTCGTTCATTTCGACTGTGCCGCTGGCACGCCCGCGCCATGAGTACCGCCGTCGATCTTTCCGCGCTCGATCAGTTCAATAACTCGCTCGCGCGTTATTTTCTTTTCACGCAAAAAGAACAAGGCCCGTTGATCGAAGATCGTGGGCAGAAAGTCCGTTTCGAGCTCTGGCGCCAGTTCAAAGCCCTCGCGCCCAATCCGGTCGCACTCAAAGCGCAACTCGAGGCCATCGCCGCCAACCGCGGACTCCGCCGCCGTTTCGGCGCCAATGCCCTCGTCGTCAGCACCGCCGAGGAAATCAAGCTCCGCCTCAAGTCCGTCAAGTTTCTCTCCGTCTCCTTCCTCCTCAAGGCCTGGCGTAATCGCGCCGGCGGGCAAAATTCCCGCTTCCTCGCCCGCACCCGTAGTGGGGTGCAGATTGGTTCGGCCAACGTCGCCACCACCCTCGGCACCGCCAACCCCTACGTCTCGCTCACCTCGCTCCTCGAAGGCGCGGTAAAGCAAGACGACGAAAAGCAGATCGCCGCTCGGGCACTCATTGCCCAGGCCGCCGATATGGAAACCTACCTCGCCCGCAAGCATGAGGAAAAGCTCGCGCAACTCTTCTCCTCTACGGCTAACCGCGTCGTGAATATTGGCCGATGAAACTGCTCGAAATAGTTCCTACGACCATCGCCTACCTGCGGGCGCAACCCGAGTTTGCCGAACCAGCTAAGCTGCTCGATCAAACCGCGGGCGATTACAATAAACTCTTCGACGCCGCTTTGCTCTCGCCCGGCTGGTGTCTGGCCATCGTTCCAACTGAAGGCTCCGGCGATGGTGATAAGCCCCGTATCGATCTCGAAAACTCTCTGCTCGTCTGTGTGGTCGTCAACAAAGCCGTCTACACCGCCAAGACAGCTTTTGAGCTCATGGACCTGGTCCTGAAGACCCTCCACTTCGCCAGCCTCTCGACTGAGGCCCCGGGGCGTCACCAATTTACCCATGCAAAGCCAGCGTGGGTGCTCGGTCCTCTCGATACCGGCATCAATACCTACTTCTGCAATTTCCGTATCAAGTCCTTGGATACTATTCTCGCCGCCTGATTTTCAACCCTAACCGCCCGTCCTTACCATCATGTCCAACAATCCCGACAACTGCATCTACGGCAACGGCACTATCCGTTTGCATTCCACCCTCCCGGTCGACGACGGCACGCCGCTCACCGCCGTTACTGCCGCCACGACCGTCGCGACCAAGACCGCCCACGGCCTGCTCACCGGTCAGAAAGTAAAGTACGATTCCGGCACCGGCTTCTCTGGCCTCACCGCCACCTCCGTCTACTGGGTCATCAAGCTCACGGCCGACACCTTCTCCCTCGCCTCCACCCTGGCGCTCGCCAAGCTGGGCACCGCGCTCACCCTCGGCACCAGCTCCGCCGGCCAGTTCACGCCCACCGGCCTCCGCGCCCTGCCTGCCAGCTACACCTCGCTCGTCTTCGGCAACATCTCGAAGTTCGCCCCGTTGCCCAAAGCCATCGTGAAGGAACACAAAGGCTCCTACGCCGGCGTGCTTGCGATCGATAAGCGCCGCCGCCAGGAGAAATCCCTCGCCTACAAAATCGTTACCGACGAATTCCCGGCCGCCGTCCTCGCCCTGATCATGGGTGCCGCTTCCGGTGCCGCGCCCGATCCCGGCGCCGTCCAGACCTACTACGGCATCGCCTACATCGAGCAGGAAAACGAGCCCATCCAGGCGGATGGTTCGGCCATCTACAATCACTACGGTTTCAAGTGCACCGTCTCCACCGATGGCGACTTGCCCGACCTCGACGGCGGCGAATCCGATCTCTCTGCCACCATCATGTGCACGGTCGATTTCTCCGCCCCCGGCCTCTACACCGCCGGCACCCGCCCCATCGCCTGACCCGCCTCCCTTGTCCCTGCCTGATGGTTTGTAGTCTATTAAACTACAAACCATCAGGACACCGACAAAATAACACACACACGTCATGTCTGATCCGGCTGCCATTCCCCCTCTCACGATCGCCCTCGGCGGGGTCGATCTCTCCGTCCAGTTCCTCACGGGTGAAACCGAGACGGTCAAGGTCCGCCTCCTCACGATTTCCGAGTACCCGCGCTTCTACGAGCTGCTCGATAACGAGGCCCGCCTGGCTGAGTTCTTCTGTCGCAAAGAGACCGGCTGGGCCGATGGCCTGCACCCAAACTCCGTCATGGATCTCGTGGAGAAAGGCATGGAGCTAAATTTTACTCCGGCCCGACGGTGGGCCGAACGCCGCGGCGAAATCACCGAGGCAAACCGTCCGCTCGCCGAAAGAATGGCCACGCTGATGAAGTCGATCTCGGCCAGCTCTGCGCTGACTGCGGTCTTGCCCTCGGCAGTCGCACCGCCTCCGAAATAGCCCGCACCATGTCGCTGCCGGAAGTATTGCTTACTCTCGCCCGCGATCGGCGCCGTCACGCGCTCCATTTGATTGATGCCGCCACCGCCTCCGCCTGCGCCTTCGCCGGCGGTGAGGCGTTGAAAGACTTTTCAAAATCCATGCTCGCTCTGGCTGATCCTGCAACCGAACCCGAGCCCATCGCCAACCTCGCCCGCCAAGTCGCCCTCCCTCTGGCCCCCTCATAATTTCATTCCGTCGGTTTTTTCCAGCCTTCCTGAGTTCCAAATTAAATTTCCGATTTCCGATTCCGCTCCATGAGTAACGCCGCCCTCAATGTTCTGATCTCGCTCAAGACCAAGGTCGATGGACTTGACAGTGCGGAGCGCATGCTGGGCAATTTCGGCAAAGCCCTCGCCGCCGCCGGTAGCACCGCCGCCGTCTTCGCGGCCAAGCAAGCCCTCGCCCTCGGCTCCTCCATCACCGACCTGGCCGCCGCCGCCGGCGTCGGCACTCAGGCCCTGCAGACGCTCGCCGCCGTCGGTCGCGATTCTGGCGTGGATATGGAGCAGATCAGCAAGGCGCTGGTCGTGATGCAAAAAAACATCCAGGACACCGCCGCCGGTTCCACTGCCCTGGTTAATCAGTTCCTCCGCCTCGGTCTCTCCGTCCAGAACCTGCGCGGCCTCGCGCCCGAACGGCAACTGGAGGAAATCGCCAAAGCCGTCGCCCTCTCCGCCGACCCGGTCAAAGCCTTTAACGATGCCCTCGATATTCTCGGCACGAAGTATGCCCCGCGCCTCCGTCAGGTTCTCGATACCCTCGCCCGCGATGGCTTTGATAAAGTCACCGAATCCACCGCCAAACTCCGCCTGACTGACGAGCAACTCAAGACCCTCGACGATGCGGGCGACAAGCTCGAGCGCATCTGGTACACGATTAAATTGATCGGCGCCCGCGCTACCTCCGGCCTGATTGATTTGTATCCGAATTCCGGTGACGCCGTGGCCGATGCCCAGAAGCTCTACGAGTTCAACCGCAAGGCGCTCGGCGAGGAGCATGTCATCACCAAGCAAAACTTGGCCGACGTCGAGGCCATGCGGAAGGACCTCGCTCAATTCTATATCGACAAGGCCGCCGCCGCTCGCGCCAATGGCGCCGCCGATCTTTCGCTCGACTATCTCGCCAAAGCCCGCGCCGCCCGCAAATCGCCCGGTGCCGCCCTGGGCGCTGGCGTCGAGGGTTATGCTCCTGGTTATTCTCCCGCCGAGATGCAGGCCCGTCGCGTGCAAGCCGCTCAGGCCGACGCCGAGGATGCCGCCCGCAAAAAAGCCCACGCCCTCGATAATCACGACTTCGAGGTCCGCCTCAATCAGGATGTCCGGCGTATTTCTACCGGTGCCGAGGTTGAGGCTCTCGCCGAGAAAAACCGCGCGCGCGTCGCCACCGAAGAACAAGCTAACCTGGCCCGTCAGCTCGCTACCCTCGAAGCGCAAGCGGCCGAGATCGAAGGCTCCCGCTTCCTCACTGCCTTTCAAAAATCCGAACAGCTTCAACCCATTCTGCAGCGAGAAAACGATTTGATTGCGGCCCGAGTGCAACTCCTCGCCAAGGAGCTGGAGATTAACCAGCAACTCACGCCCGCTGAGCGTCAGCAGATCCAAGACCGCATCGATCAGCTTTCCCGCGATCAGTCGGCCAATACCCAACAGCAACGCGCCACCGCTCCGCTCGGCTTCATCGGGCAAATGAAATCCGATCTCGTTGACCTGCGGAACGCCTGGGGCACGACCTCCGAACAAATCTCCGGCTATATCACCAACGGCATCGGCACCGCCGTCAATTCCCTCTCCGATGGTATCTACGGTGCCCTTACCCACACCCGTAACTGGGGTCAGATTGCCGTTCAGTACTTCGCCCAAATGCTCGCCGGTCTGATTAAGATGGGCGTGCAGATTTCCGCCAATGCCGTCCTTGGCACCGCCGCGCAGAAGACCGCCGCCGCCACCGCCGCCAGCACTGGCCCCGCCATCGCGGCCAGTAACGCCCCGGCCGCCGCCGCCACTTCTATTGCCTCTTACGGTTCCGCCGCCGTCGTCGGCGCCGCCGCCGCGGGTATCGCGATCGGCCTCATCATCGCCATGCTCGCCAAGGGCGGCTTTGCCGAAGGTGGTTACACCGGCGCAGGCGGCAAGTATCAACCCGCCGGCATCGTGCACGCGGGCGAATATGTTTTCAGCCAGGAGGATGTCGGCCGGTTCGGCCTCGCTAACCTCGAGGCCATGCGCTTCGCCTCCCGTCGCCCCGGTTATGCGGCCGGTGGTTTGGTTATGCCATCCAGTTCGGCTTCGTCGGCCGCCGCGCTCGCCTCTCAACCCGCTTCGCGCTCGGGCGGTCAATACTTTGTGCTCGGTGATGCTGAATTGCGTCGCCTCATTTTCCAGCACGGCGACTTCGAGGCCACTGTTAACCGCATCAACGCAAAAACCGTCTACCGCGGCTGATGATCAGCCAATCGTTTGTCATCTATTAAACTACAAACTGATCGCTATCTCTAATGATCACTAGTTTCCCGATCCCCACCCGCGCCCTCTCGGGCGAGCCATCGGCCTCACCCGTCCGTACCGCCAAGCTCTTCGGCAAGAAGGCCGACGGCACCCCTGAGTATTACAGCCTCGGCGCCGTCACCAACAGCTACGACCTGCGTCACTTCGGCGTCGTGGCCAACGGCACGACCGACGACACCACCGCGCTACAAGCGGCCTACGCGGTTATCCCGGCTGGTTCGGTCGTCGATTATCCCGCCGGTGCCACCATCCTCCAAACCGGTTATATCACCATCCCGGTCGACCATCTCACCATTCGCGGCAACGGCTGCAAAATCATCTCCAATGGTTCGGGTCAGGATCGCAAGTTCCTCCTCTCCGGCCGCACCGGCGTCAAATTTGAAGACCTTCGCTTCGATGGCGGCGAACT